GTTCGAGGAGCCAATCAAGGGGGGGGGTATAGCTCAGTTGGGAGAGCGATTGCTTTGCAAGCAATAGGTCATCGGTTCGATCCCGGTTACCTCCACCAAATAACAAGCGGGATTAGTTTAATGGTAAAACTGTAGATTTCCAATCTTCCGTCATCAGTTCGATTCTGATATTCCGCTCCACGTGCAATCAACTTATGCATGCAGATAAGGTTGGGCACTACTACCCAGGGCACGATTTAATGAACAAGATAAAGATACAACATTTAGATATACCAATTATCAGGTCGTGCAACTTAGCATGCATAGGGTGCATGACGCACAGCAATCACAAAAAAATAAACGGGTTAGTACGGATTGAAGAAAGCATTAGTTGGTTGAAGTTTTGGGCGGAAAAAGTTGAGCCTGAGACAATAACGCTGTTTGGCGGCGAGCCCTTGCTACATCCTCGATTTGTTGACTGGGCATTAACTGTCAGAGAAATTTTTGGTCCCGCTGTTAATATCAGTGTCAATACAAACGGTTACTATTTAGATACATTGCATAACGATATTCATCGTTTGTTCGACGACAATGTTGCATTAAGTATGGTTATTAGTAAACAAACAGGAACTGAGCCCTACCTTGGTAAAGTTACTAGTAGCATAGAAAGTCTAAAACAGGCAATACTAGATTATCGGACAAGTTTACCCGGAGTCGAATCGGCTGCGTGGGAGTGCTGGCTCGATGAGTCGGATGTTAATACTAAACAATGGTTTAGAATACGCTCAAACAAAGACGACACATCTCGTACTGGGCTAACAACATGCGATCAGTATAAACTAAGCTGGTGTATTCATTACACCGGGACAGGCACAGACATGCGCCCCGTATATAATTACAATGATCAGTGGGCCGCACCTAATCATGCAAGATGCCAGACTAACAACTTTGTTACGTTGTTTAAAGGTAGAATGTGGAAATGTCCCCCAATGGGAGTAATCGAACATACTCTAGAAACATTTGACTTAACTGATCACCCGGACTGGGCACCTTTCTTGGATAACTATGTAACAGTGGGACCCGAGTCAACGGACAGTGAAATCAGTGATTGGTTTCGACGTCAATCGCAGCCAGAACAGGTTTGCAATATGTGCGGATTCGAAGGTCCTAATTCCCAAGAAATAACGAGCGAAGCCCGCAGTCACGTGCTAAAGAATCACTGGAATTATTCAGTATAAAGTATTACATAATACACCGGTTGACATTATTGGCAGAATTCTGTATAATAAACACATAGCAAGCAAATTGCTACTGTTCATTAAAAATTGAAATAGTTTTTTGCTCGGTTCGTCTATCGGTTAGGACTCCAGGTTTTCATCCTGGCAAGAGGGGTTCGACTCCCCTACCGAGTACCATATAGAAACACATTAGCCTGACTGAAACGGGCATCTAGACTTGTAGCAAGGTTGCTTTAGTGGTTCGAGTCCACCAAGTCTTATTTCAGTAGTGTGTTTCTATATTGTACATGTCATATATAAGTCAATTGAGTTCAACTCGCAAGGTTGGATGGGGTGTTGAAGTTGAGAGGACCTGCAGGACTGCTCATACACATATACACCGAGATACCAGTTGGCTTATATATGGTATATTTTGGAGATTAGGCTACAAGGTGTGGCAGGGGACTGTAAATCCTCCGAGGAAACTCACGAATGGTTCGATTCCATTAGTCTCCACCAAGTTTTGTAAGTGTTAGCAAGAGAAATCACGCTAGTAAAGTTTCTTCGAAGGACTGAACTAGTAGAAGGTGAGGGTTCGATTCCCTGGATGTGCTCAACAGGCGAGAACACTGGATCTATCCCAAGTAACGTACCCAATCCCGTCCGGACTAGATACTCGGTGTGAAAGGTTTCGATAAATCAGGGCGAAACTACTTACAAATTAATATAGTCAGTTCCGATAGGACTTTAAACTCGGCCGCTCAATCGCCAACGGAAAGAGCATAAGGTAACAGTTGGACCAGGACTGGTAGCTCAGTTGGTTAGAGTATTGGCCTGTCACGCCAAGGGTCGCGGGTTCGAGTCCCGTCCAGTCCGCCAATAAAACCCGGAGTACACTTTTCCGTTATGTGAAGTGGGTAATTGCCAAACCATAAGAGCACGGTGCATTGGATCTACCGCAAGGCTTGTTTAAAGCGACTTGAGAAATCACAAAGGCGGGGACGCTTCCCGTCTAAATGGAAAAGAACGTGGACAGGGTAACAACTCAGTTTAGGGCCTATGTGGTGTAGGTAGCTAGACACTTTATTGAAGCATACTGATCGACTGTAAAATTCAGTAAGCATTTAGGGATGATCCACGTTAGTGTGTTTCAATAAAATTATTGCGGGAAGGCTCCATTTACAAAAGTTTAGTTCCTCTGGTAATAACCAGCCTGCACAGCTCGCAGGGGCAGTGGTGACGCAAGTCACAGGAACGTCCAGTTAACCTGCCGTGTGAAGGCATGGGGCATTCGTAAGATATAAGTCCCCAACCTATGCAACTGATTTTCTACGCCACTCGGCATATAGTCTATTTTTCGAGTCGTGTTGGAAGTCTACCATATCGAAGCAATATGCATTAGCAAAATGCTCTAAGTATTCTTTACTCCATGTAAAGAATTCGATATTCAGGCATTCGTCGTTGCCGTGGTCGGCTAAACCAGGATTACACCTCCAAAACACTCTACCAGTGGCTGGATGCACACAGCGACTTACAGCGGCAACTTGCTTGTTGATGTAATCTTCATTACCAAAATTGATACTACCTAAACACAACGCAACATCGTATTGTTCATTAGTGTAGTAATCTTCAATTGCAACGACTTGGTCAGCACCTACGTCGGTAATGTCAATTCCCCATAGATTTTTAATTTTAGTTTTAAACGGATTTGTTCCGCACCCAACATCCAGCACCCTGTCGGATTCTGGATTTATTTTATCAAGTATAGCCCACCCGGAGTGTTGATATTGGTCAAAACTTCTGGATCTATTTAACCAAGCTGTGCTAAAATATTTTTCTAGTAAAGTACGCATATAAATATTTATATGATACTTCCATCCAGAATATTTTTTACAGGCGTTCCCGGCAGTCGCTGGAGCGGTCTGGCTCAAAAGATTGAGCAAGAGTTAAATTTAAACATTAGTGATCGCACCCCTGCACGAACTTATGCTCACGGAGAGTTCACTGGGCACCAGGGTGCATACTTTGGTACTAGGATGGAATTTCCAGCCAAATTAGATACTGCCACACTGGACGCACCGTACGCCGACCAAGGGCCTGGGAAACTTCATAAAAGTCACGAGTGGGCTTATATGCTAGATGCAATTACTGAACTGTATCCACAAGATCCGATATTTCTAATCTATAGGCCAACTAAGTCAAGTTTTGATTGGTGGAAGCAAGCCGGCGGATGGGACATTAGTTATCCTGACTACAAGTGGTACATCGACGATGAAACTATGATTAGAAAAATTGATGAACAGAATCAATTAATTCTTAAATTTGCATCACAGAAACAATTAGTGTGGAGTCATGTCAACGACTTTACTGACATACTAATTGCGTATTATATTCCGGTAGTTAATAGTGATTGAAATAACAGTTGCATTATTTGCAGGAGTTATATACGGATTACTAATCGGTATCATTCCAGCGGCAGGTGCTACTACAGGGCTAGTAGCATTATATAGTGTAATGCCGTACTTCGTTGACTACCCTAATGCTGGTGTAGTATTTTTAATGGCAGTAGTAGCCGCAAGTACAACAGGTGACAGTTTTACCAGTATATTGCTAGGTATACCCGGTAGTAACAGTAGTGCGGCTACGATACTTGACGGATTTCCATTGGCGCAACAAGGTCGTGCAGAATATGCGATAAGCGCGGCGATAACTGTTAGTACAGTAAATGGACTAATATGGGGCGGACTGGTGTTTTTATTCTTACCGTACTACGCTCAACTAATGCTAGTGCTAGGTGTCCCTGAGTTATGGGCATTTACTATGATTGCGTTAGTAACTGTTGGGTTTATTAGTACTAGTAATAAAGTTAGGAGTATATTAGCAATTGTACTAGGTCTAGTAGTTGGTAGTATAGGGGTAGATCCTAACACAAATGCCGCTCGGCTTACAGGTGGCTGGATGTACATTGAAAACGGAATTCAACTAATGCCTGTTGTTGCAGGATTATTTGCAATACCTGAACTATTAGAAGCATTTAGAACATCTACTAAACTAAGCGGAGTTATAAAGGTGTCGAGTAAGCAACAGGTAATCGCCGGCATAGTAGACAGCTTTAAGTACAAGTGGACGTCGCTACGAGGAGGCGCAATCGGCGCGGTAGTAGGGCTACTACCAGGACTAGGCGGAGCAATTAGTGATTGGCTAAGTTACGGCGCAACTGTAGCAATGAACCCAACTGAACGATTCGGTTCCGGCAACATTAAAGGTGTAATCGGACCCGAAGGTGCAAACAATGCGCAGAAAGCTACAAGTATGATTCCAACTGTATTGTTTGGAATCCCAGGCGCACCATTTGCGGCGGTACTCATGGGTTTGCTCATGTATTTAAATATTGAATTAGGTAGCCCTGACCTAATAGACAATACAGAATTTTTTACTAGTATGAGTTTAGGGTTTCTTGCGGCAACAGTAATAGTTGCAGTAATAAGCTACATGACTATACCGACTATTAGTAAAATAGCCCACATTCCGTTTATATTGTATTTTCCCATACTGCTTGCAATCATAGTATGGAGTTGTGTACAGTATACCGGAGGATGGGAGGACTATGCTATTCTAGTAACTTTTTCGGTTATTGGGATAGCGATGAAAAAATTTAAAATCAGCAGACCTGCATTTTTGATAGCATTTATTCTCAGTGAAAAAGTAGAAAATATGACTATTCAATTAACTAGTTTGTACAACATTGATATGTTATTATCTCGGCCTGTGTTTATTACACTAGTGGTTGTATTAATTGGTATTGTAGTTGCTAGTTTTAAACTTCGACTAAAAATTGATTATGCTTAAACTTAACAAAAGGATATTTAAAATGAAAAAGATTATACTACTACTGGCATGTGCAATTGGCATAGCCAACACAGCACATGCTGACTATACATTTGTAGTACCACAAAAGCCAGGCGCTGGCACTAGTGTGTGGGCACAAATTGTTGCAACTGAATTAGAAAAACATCTCGGCGAAAAGATTGTTATTAAACATCTACCGGGCGCACGTGACATTCCGGGGTTCAATGAGTTCCACAACACGTTACAACAAGACGATAAAACCATTATGGTTAGTCATGGCGGCAACGGCGTTGCATTCCTTGAAGAAGATGTAGATTACAACTACGCCGATTACGACAGCATCGGTTTAATGAATCTAAATATCATCGCTGGCAAGCAAAAAGGTGACCCGATGGACAAAGTTAGATTTGCCGCAGGGTCAGGAATGACACCCGAGGCACAGGCAATGACTATGTTAATTTGCGGTCCTAACAAGTCTGTGGATCAATATATTGCTTGCTTCAAAGAAAATGTTGTTTGGGTAAACGGAATGTCGGGCGGAGAAAGACGATTGGCATTTAAACGCGGAGAGCTAAATGGTACTCGTGAAAACCCGGCTGCATACAAGAAACATGTTGCGTCAGATGCAAATGCTGAGATATGGTTTCACCACGGCATACTAAACGCAAAAGCAGGTACGCATAGCGATGATCCTAACTATCCTGGCTTCCAATTTGAAGTGTTGTTTAAAAAGCGGTGGGGTGTCGAACCAGCTGGTGCATTTTATGATTCTTATAATTTGTCTAAGAGCTTCCGCGATGGCTTACAAAAAGCATTATGGGTCCGTAAAGGAAACCCGAATACAGAAACTTTGCGTACAGCATTAACTAAAATGGCAGAAGATCCTGCTAGTCGTGCAGTAATTGAAAAGAATGTTGGTCAATACCAATGGCTAATCGGTGATGCCGGTACCGAACAGTTAACTACGTTAATGGGTATGATTACTGCTCAAGCGCTGAAAGATCTAGTGCAATTTAACCAACAAGCTCTTGGGCTAAAAAGTGTGTTTAAGCAAAATCTTGTGAAGTAACAAGCGGATATGAACCATATCACCGTTGTAAAATACCTTAGTGCAGTTACTATTCTTTGTGCAATGGTACTGCACGTACTAGGTGCAACACCGTGGAATAGTATTGTTCAGATGCTTGGTGCGTCAGGTTGGATTTATGTGGGATATAAATGGAAGGAGCGGGCGTTAATATTAAATTTTCTTCCGCAATTCTTCATTATATTGCCGATGCTGTTTTATTTGTATAAATAAAATTATCAACTAATGCGCAAACATATTACTAGGTTTGCTACAATCGTCAGTATAAATCCCACATGATAGAATTAATAGCAGTAGCAATACTAGGTATTGTTGTTGGCATAGCCGCAGGGCTATTGCCAGTGCTTCCAGTATTCACTGGACCACTGATATTATATTATTTTGTTGGAGACTATTACCCACTGGAATACTTGCTGATATTTTGGTTAGCTAGTTACAGTGGAACGCAATTCTTTGGTAGTATATCTACTATTACTACTAAGATACCCGGCGAAGAAAGTTCGGCGATTTACCTTAAAGATATAGACTATCTAACGCACGACCAAAAGCGTAATTTACTGTATGATACAGCATTGGGCAGTTGGCTAGCTAGTACCGTTAGTTTAATTTTTGTTTGGTTGGTAGTAAAATATTTAGGAGTTAGTTACTTCCCAGAGTTGCTGAGTCTACCAGTGCAATTGAGTGTGTATGCCTTGGCTATCGGATTGTTTTTCTTTATAGGTAACAATTGGACAGTAACGGCATTGTTAATTGCAGTAGGGCTATTCATTGGCCCTAGACAGAATTATGCATTGCCACCTATGTGGTACGATGTGCAACAGGTATTCAATGGATATACATTATATATGGTAGTACTAGGTACAATATTATTTCCTAGCATATTTGACAAAGTTGAAAAACTACCGCACATCGAAAAGTTTGGAAAAGTACGCAGTCGAGGATACAGTGTATTAACTGGATTAAAAAGTAGCCTAATAGGCGCTATTGCTGGATTGATACCTGGACCTAGTGCAAGTGTTGCAACCGCATTTGCGTACAAGACAGCAGGAGAGAGTCGGTACAAACGAATCTTAAATGCAGAAACTGCAAACAACAGTGCAGTGATAACTTGTGCAATTCCGTTCTTTTTAATGGGATTGCCTATTAATCAGAACACACTGTTAATGAGTAATATCATGGATGTACAAAGTCTGAATATTATTCATGCAATTCTCGAGCCTGGTATATTTGGTTTACCGGTGCTTGATGTTGTAATGGGTGCTAGCCTAATAATAATGTTAATTTATTTCTGGCTTAGCACACACCTAATCGACTTCTACGCAGGCATTGTGCAAAAACTACACAATCGTATGCGTTGGGTTGTAGCCCTGCTATTGATAGCAATGGTTGGGATCGATATACAGTTTGCTGAGATCAATTTGATAAAATATTTTGTATTATTGTCAGGATTTACAGCATTTGGTTTTCTATTAAAGCGTTATAGGATATCAGCTATTCCGTTTTTGTTTGCACTTATACTAGCAGACAAGATAATTTGGTTAGGTATTCAAACTATCGCTATATACTTTTAAATTAAAAAGAGTTTATCCTAAAGAGTAAAAATGAACTTAGTAAAACACATTGTGCCCGTAGTATTGTATGCACTAAGCATTGGCACTGCTTATGCGTCTGACCTTACAGTAATTAACCAGAGTAGTGCCGCTAGCCCAGCCGGTGTGTACGCTCAGGCTGTACGGAAAAGTCTTGATGCTAAGTGGTATCAAAGCAGTAACTGCAAAGATGCCGCAAACAAATTTCAGACGACTGAAAATGCAGTAATGGTCTACAACTCAAGTGTAGCGTTTGCCGCAAAAAATAAGAAAATGGAAAACTGCCAATTAGATCAAATTGCTAAAAATAAAGCATCAGTGGTTCTAGTTAGCGCAAGCCGCATGCTTATTTGCTCAAAGCCTGGGCAAGCTAAGTCGTTGTTAACCGACAAAGTGTCTCTTGGCATGGCTAGTATGTATGCAGTACCAAAGCATCAAGCACAATGGAATGCCAATGGAGGAAACGTCACGTTGGTCCCATACAGCGGAAGCAAAACAGTTTTAACAGCTTTGCTAGCAGGTGATATCGAGTGGGGGTGGATGGGCGAAAGTCTTGCACTAAAGCAAGGCGACAAGTTATCATGCCAATACAGTACTGATCCAGCTAGCGATAATTTTTTAGGTAAAGCAGTACCGTCATTGACAATTGCTGACTTTGCAATTAATGTAGTAGTCTACACTAATGCTAAAGACCCTATTGCTGTAGTATATGCATTAAAGGGAGATGCTGATTTCCAAAATTACCTTATTAAAGGAAAGAATGCAACTACATTCTCAGTAACTGACGTATCATCTGTTGATGCGTATGTTACAACGATGTTCGATACTTGGGCCGATTGAGCTCAACAATAATAGTATTATATTTCAATATGCACCTGTTGATTGGCAACAGGACGACTCAACTTATTATTTAAATATTATAATCTAATTAGACATGGTGGATTACCCACCATGTCTTTTATCTACTTTACAGGAACGTTAGCATGAAAGAAAAGTTTGTTAATTTGTATATCGATTGGGCAACACGGTTAGCGGAGCTTAGTTACGCTAAACGATTACAAGTCGGCGCTGTTATTGTCAAAGACGACACAGTTATTAGCTATGGTTACAACGGTATGCCATCAGGGTGGGATAACAACTGCGAAAATGCAATCTATTGTGGACCCAATGACAACAGTGTTGATTTTGAATATCGGACCGAAGATGGCACAGCATATAATTTAAAAACAAGACCAGAAGTTTTACATGCTGAATCCAATGCTATTGCAAAGTTAGCTAAGACAGGAAACAGTGGCGCAGGCGCTGATATATTTGTAACGCATAGTCCTTGTATCGAATGTGCAAAGCTAATATTTCAAAGTGGTATCAGTAACGTGTATTACCGCAATAGTTACCGTGACGATGCTGGAATTACATTTTTAGAAAAAAGCGGGATAAATGTAACACACGTAGATAAATAACTTGCTAGCAATCATTGCTAGTCAAGAGTGTTAATTGCATTTAAGCATACCAATCTCAAGGACATCGAATGAAATTCTTTAAATCTCTCCAAGTGCTGGTTGGAGACATCACATGTTCACTGAACATGACCTACCACAACAAATTGCTAACCACTGTATACTTTTGTCATATAGCGGGTCTTGCTGGTCTAATTTACTACTGGGATCCAATGTTTTTACTTTGGACCTTGCTTGGTAAATTTTTATTCCACTTCATCGGAACTGAAGTTGCCTTACATCGATTGTTTGCTCATAAGACATTTAAAACGGCTAAGTGGAAAGAGCGTACTTTAGCATGGTTGAGCATGTACGGTTTGTATGGTAGCACTTTAGGTTGGTGTGCTAACCATCGCGTACACCATAAAAATTCAGATAAAGAAAACGATCCGCATCCTAGTCTTGATGTGTTTAATACATGGTTTTGGGTTGACACAGAAAAAGTTGCAACAGTAAGCCCGACTGTTATTAAAGACTTATTGCGTGATCCAATTCATAGATTTATGCGTGATCACTATTTTAAAATTTACTACCTAACACTAGTAGTGTTTGCTTTGTTAGTGTCTCCTAAGTTTGTAGTATATTTCTTCATATTACCGGGCGCAGTAGCACAGTTAAGTGGCGGCATCGTTAATGTTGTTTGTCACCGATGGGGTTACCGAACGCACGAAACCGACGACCTGAGTAGAAATAATTTCTGGGCAAATATGTACGGTTTTTTCAGTGGCGTTGGACTACATAATAATCATCATAAATTCCCGTGGAAATATACAACTCTTCCAGACAATCCAAAATGGCACGAAATTGATTTAGGAGCTTGGTTTATTAGGGTGTTCCTGTTAGATCGCACCGATCCTGCTAGAACTACACAACAAGACACAACCGAACAATTCCTTAAAGATACAGGAGTAACTGCAAAATGATACTAAGTCCGTATAAGCAAACACTATGGGTTGTATGGGGGAACCATATCCTAGCATTAGCTACATTGATTTTATTCTTCAGTTGGTGGATGATCCCGCTGGCATTTGTTGCCGCTCGCATCTTCGGGGTGTTTAGTGAAGTGGGAGTACATAGGTATTTTACACACAAATCTTTTACAGTTGAAAAACGTTGGAAAGAGCATGTGATGAAAGCGTTTGCTTTCTTAGCAGGCCAAGGTGCAATTTTAAGTTGGGTCACTGTACATAGACACCACCATGCACACGAAGACCAGCCGGGAGATCCGCATAGCCCATTGTTGTTCCCTGCATGGAGAATCTACGTAGGATTATTTCCTGCTGATTACAAAAAGAATTTAGTAATGGACTTGATCCGACATCGAGATCGTCGTTACTTTGTATTTGAAAATAACTATTACTGGTTGATGTGGACTGCACTATGGGTAGTATCGTATTTAATTAGTCCTGTATTGTTCTTTGCAGTAGTAAGCGGTGCCGCAGGTTGGTACGGTATTACAGCCTTAGTTAACATTGCATTACATAGTTCTATGCTAGGTTACAAAAAGTATCCCGAAGCAGTAGCAACAAACAGCGTGTTCCTTGACCGTATTACGGGAGTAGGTTATCATAACAACCATCACAAAAATTCACGCAGCTACTCATATAGCTTGGATGGAGCAGAGCCAGACTGGATTGGCAACGTCATTGAGCGTTTTGCAGACTCTGTTGCTGTACCACAAGGAACACCTAATGCCTAAGTTCTTACAATCAAATTGATGCAGTCTGGCAATCAAGCATTGCCTACCTAAGCAGACTAACGTAAACAGATATTCTTAATCAAATGAACAATGTAACAGTCAAAGAATTTAGTAACCAAGAGCTCTTACAACCAGAAAATGCCACCGCTCTTAAAGAGCTGGCAATAGTTTGGCTGGGAGCCACGAAATCTATGGGCACACCGACCTTCCGTGACATGGCCGGATTTAAAAAGTTTTTAAATAAATATCCTGGTTTTTTTGTGTGTGCATTTCAAAACAATATTATGACAGGATATATGAAATGCATTCCTTCAGGATTACACTCCACTATTCCCATGTACCAACTTAACTGGGTACAGGTGCGTAAGGGGTTGTATAACACAGCAGACTTTAGCAATCCTGAACATCCATGGATACATATTACCGATTACATTCTGTCAAAGATGGAACAGGCTGGATATTATTCATGGATGAACTTCCAAGCGATTCGCCCTGCTTTACGAAAGATGCACAAAGGGCGTCGCGACATGATGCGATTTTGTAAAAAAGGGTGGGATGATGAAAAACAACAGTATAGATACATCCGCCTTCCGCTGCATATAGTCCCAGCCGGAACGTTATCTGACCACGAAACATATAAGTTACGCCTTGGCCCGGTTCCATGGGATCATGACGTGGTTGTATACCAATGGGTATTAAGGTCAGAGTACCGCCCAGAATATCAGCAAGTTAAAGATTTCTGGGTTGATTAATTATGGACACCAGTGTAGTTGACACACTGGCAGTTCTAGTCTATAATTAACCATTATAATATGAATAGGTGAGTAATGTTTGACATAGTTTTTGCTGGCTTAGTTGGAGTATGCTCGGGTGTGATAACTGGCATCGCTCCCGGGATACCAATCCTATTGGGATTTTTTATATTTTTGCCACTGATTGATCAGAGTGCAATGCCGTTGTTGACCTATGCAATAGTATCAATGATGGGAAGCCAGTTCTTTGGAAGCCAGGCAGCACTGTACTACAAGGTGCCTGGCGAAGCAAGTTCGTTTCCTGTGCTGTTTGAGATGAAAAACTTTACTAATCCTGCAGACATATACAAAGCAGTGCAATCAACTACCTACGGAAGCCTGGTTGCTAGTCTTTTTGGCACAGCGGTTCTAATGGCAACGTTAATGTTTGGCCTGGTGTCGGGGCTGTATCTTCCGATACTATTGAAATTTTCAATCTTTCTATTCGTATTTGCAATTGGCATATTTGGGGACAAGAAGCCTGTTACTAATATTATTGTTATCGCAACGGCAATTTTTATAGCGTACTACGAAGATGTTGCGCCATACATAGGCACACCAGGGTATTACTTTAATAGCATACTAGCATTAATTATTATTGTAGCATTTCAATTAGCGTTTAAGAAACCAGAGGCTGTCAGTGGTAATGTTGTTGATAATGTCACAAAGACTCCGTTTAAATGGTCTCCGTGGATTTGGATCTATATCAAGTACAGTGCTATCGGATCGCTGTTTGGATTTATTCCGCAAGCTGGCGCAACTATATCTAGTTATGCAACATACATGTGGGAAAAGTACCGTAACTCAGATTCTATAACCAGGATCACTGCTAGCGAAACTGCTAATAATTCTGCAATTGTTGTAGCATGGTTACCATTGATTGTATTCGGAATTCCAATCAATGCATCTGAGATCATGCTGGTTCAGTACTATAACCAGCTCGGGCTAGACTTTTCTTTTATGCGGGATTTTACAGCACAGCTAACACTATTAGCAGTATTAGTGTTGTCCACATTAATATATTCTGCACTAGCACTTACTACTAATAAATTACTATATGGCTCACTGGCATTGATCCTGAATCATAGATGGTTTGGGTTAGCAGTGGGGGTGATTAGTGTGTTTATATTCTTTTATGTAAACAACTATACAGCATGGTATATATTCATTCACTTGGCGGTGTTTCTACCGCTAAGTTATATAACTGCTAGACTGGAAATTAGCCTGGTACCGATTGTGATTGGTCTATTGTTGTCTGACCAACTAACAAGAACTGGACATCAAGTCTTTCAAATTTATATACTATAATAATTTTCAACGTTCAAACTTAAAAAAGGAAAATTCGATGAACTTTAAAACTTTACTCACAACTACAATTATTACCTCAGTGATTGCAACATCGGCGCAGGCATTTGATGTGGTAGTAACTTCAACACTAAACGGTCCACAAGGGGTAATGATTAATAACATCAGCGCCGAAGCAGCTAAATCCGATATTGTTGTAGTTGCTAAACAGACCGGCGGATGTGGCGAAGCAGTTAGTTATTTTAATACTACCACTGCCCCAGTGGGTATTATTTGGTCCAATAGCATGTATCGCAACAGTGCAAAGTCTAAACAGAATTGCATTATTGATGTAGAAAAATCCACTCCAGTGATGGTTGCATACGCACCATACGATATTTGTGTACGTGCAGGTTACAAACTTAAACCGGGTGCCACGCTGTTGTTTGGTAACACTAAGTTTAATCCCCAAGTAAGTCAACTAGAGCATATTAACACTAATAAAATGAATATTACATTTAAGAATGTAACATACAGCGGAAGCGGCACAACGTTAACTGGATTAGTTAACGGCGACATTGATGTGGCAATGATTGCTACGTCAGTGGCATCTGCAGGTGTTAAACTCGGAACCATTGAGTGCCCGTACTCCACTGGTTCAAGTGTACACGGACAAGTTCCATTTTCAACCTTTGCAGAGCCAGGCGCTTTAAGCGAGTTTAGCCTTGGCATGATGCTGTTTGTTCGCAATATGTCAGCTGACGATGTTGCTAAATTGCAATCTGCATTGGCGAACACAGTTCAGACGCTAACAGCGCAAGATATGGTTAACGTAACCACTGATATGTCTAAGCCAACATTTGACTACTTCATGACAGGTGCTAAATTACAAGTTGGATGGAAGTAACATGCAGTTAATTAGCTCATCAGCCGTGGGAGACCGTAACGGCTTTTATCAAGTAGGCAATCGAAAAACTTACTTAAAAACTGAGCTAATGGACTGGATGCACCACTTGCCAACAGACTGGCATTGGAACTATAACGATGAGTTCTTTGGGCAGTTTGATTGGCAAGTGGAGCCATCAGAAGATATACGTGAGTTGTATAAGCAACGTGCATTAGAACTCAGACAAAACTACGACTATCTTGTTTTATACTATAGCGGCGGCCACGACAGTTCTAATACACTGTATGCATTCCTAGATAACGGAATCCCACTGGACGAAGTGTGTGTGTATTACAGTAGACACGATACAGTTAGTAACCAGTATAAAGAGCTTAATACACTTACATGGAATAAAGTTAAGTGGCTTAAGGATAAGTATCCACATCAGAAATTTCGCATCATCGATTATGCTGATATGTATAAAAATTGGTCTGACATTATAGCTAGCTACGGATACAAAGACGACTTGTTTGATGTGTTTGGCAGTATGCTTAGTGTTAATCGTATTATTGCAGACGAGTTTTACCAAACAGTGCCAGACTGGAACCAGTTGATTGCTAATGGAAAAAAGTTTGCCTGGGTATTCGGCGCAGATAAACCAATGATTAGGTATCTAGACGGTGCATGGATATTCAACTTCCACGATGCATTTGTACAATGTCGAATGACGCCATTGCGACAGTTATACGATGATGGTACCCGCGGTAGCTATGAGTACTTTTATTGGAGTCCAACTGAGGCCTGTCAGAAGATTATTCGCAAGCAATGCCATTTGCTAGCACATGCATATAACGAGCAAGCAAAGATCGACTTTAGTAAAATACCCGGCGCAAAAAAGTTTAATCCAGGGTACGGATGGGAAATAGACACTATGAGCAAACAGTTTGTTAGTACCATCTACCCTCGCTTATTTGACTTTGGCGAAACATATTACGTTGAAAAGCATCACCAATACATATTCGGTAATAGGGACCAATGGTTCTTTGACAGCAATCACGACGGTGCTCGCAAGCACCAAGACATGTACCAAAGTTTAAATAGTACATTGTATAGCCACTACCATAGTTGGATGAACGATGGCACTAGGATCGAAAACGGCTTAAAAAACTGTATAAGTCAAAACTATGTATTTTTAGAAAATAAATCCATAGAAGACCCCGACGTAAAGTTACATTCTGGTGTAATTTAATACTTACGCATTACCTTATAGGTTGACAGTACTGCGAGTTGGTGTTATTATAATAGAACACTAACAAAACGAGGTACATCCAATGAACAACTTTGAATCTGTTGAAATTCGCAAAGCTACAAATGGCTTTATTTTAATTGTAACTGATAACGACGGCGAAGCAAAAGAATATGTGTACGATACTAGTCGTAAACTAATGCGTGTTCTTAAACCAATGCTAGAATCTGGACGTGCTATTTCCACTAATGAAACCGATTAAGGTTGATATATGCCTACCATTCAAGAGCAAGAAGATTTAGTAGAATTAATTAAACACGGTCCTCAGACATATCGAATTAGTCTGTCAGGCTACGGTGGCGAAATGGTATTCGGAACAGTCACCGACGAACAAGGCGAGTATTGGAAAAGTCGCCCTGCCAACGACTTTTTCGAATATATAATGGATTGCGATAGGGAAGAAAACGAAGAGTTTGCAGATGTTCCGGAAGATGCTAAGTTCGATGGTGAATGGTATGAGCAAGAAGATATCTCACATGAGAATGGAGCAACTAACGATCGTATCGGTACTCACGTCACAATCGAAAAGCTAGAAAGTGATGAATACAATGCAAACATCATCGAAACAATCTTCGAAGGGCGCTACGGCGAACTAATTGATCAGTTTGGGTTAGAGTTTGACGATAGTCAATATACTGGAACTGATTACGGTGATCTGCAAAACAATAGAACAAGTCGTTATGTATTTTACGGAATGAGTGTTGAGAAAGGTAACTTTAGTAATTTCTGCTTTACACATATTGGCAAGATTGATTGGAGTTTACTTCGATTTACTGAAGAAGAATTTCCCAATGGCGATACATTTATCTCTAATGTACATTTTGTCAACCCAGACGGTACTCCGAATACTCAAATTGATATTGAAGACCATGGCGGCGATGGAAGTAATGGTAAAGGTATGTATGCTGAGATATGGGATCTAGACGACGAACAAGGCTAATGTTGCATAAAAACAACAAGAACTAAGTTTTTGGTAGACAATAATTACCAAATTTGTTATAATATACACATAGCAAAGCAAAACAGGAGTAAGAGATGAAAGTAGTAATCAACACCCAGTACAAAGAAAACTACGGTACGGTAGCTGAACCCTACTGGAAGTTCAAAGGCGGCTCTACTTACATTGTGGTGGCAGCAGATCGTGCTGAAGCAGATCAAATTATTGCACAAGGTATGCCTACTCTTACCGCGTTGATCGAGGACTGTAACCCAATGTGTGAGGAGTACATCATTGGAACCAGCATCCAGTCTGATGGTGCGCAGATATACGAAGACTGGGAATCACCTACTCAGCTGATGTGGAAGGCCGGTCGCTGGAGTGCATACCGTGTTACTGAAAATGGTGAGTATGGTTATATGCGCTCAGAGATAGCCCGCAAAATCGAAACGTGGGACATGATGATGGCAGGCGAGCGTGAGAATTATGTCTGCACTTACGTGATGCGTGATGGCAGGATTGTTAAAGAATCAGATTTATCTTTGGAGTTAGTGGATTGACATTTCTAGTTACTGATAATTGTATTAAGTGTAAGCACACCGATTGTGTTGATGTTTGTCCTGTGGATTGCTTTCACGAAGGCCCTAACTTCTTAGTAATTAATCCAGACGAGTGTATTGATTGTGGGGTATGTGTGCCGGAATGCCCTGTTGATGCAATTTCGGACGAAGGTGATCTAGATGATAGAGACTTTTGGTACGACACAAATAAGAGGTTAAGCGTCAAGTGGCCTGTAATCTATAAAAAGAAATCTGCATTACCTGGCGCGGCAGAGTGGGACGGCGTGCCAGATAAAATCAATTTACTTGAAGAATGAACGACGAAAGCAATTTACCAATTGAACAGCAGAGTCTGGTGTTCCGTCTGAAAAAACGTGCGGAGATTCGTAGACAAATTGCACACCGTAAGAGTGTTGCAGAAGGCAAGACTGACAGAATTGCTGATCTACTGGACGAAGCAGCCAAAGAGATTTTAATACTACAGTCAACCTTGGCCGAAGCAACCAGGCATACCATAGGAAGGGATAACTTTCAACCATGAATGAATATTTTAAAGAACAAATTGCAGGTGGTGCTACAGATCAATTCTTCTATGGCACAGAACACAATGGAGAAGTAAAGATCCAACGACATCGTGGATCATTGGACGCTTTTCCAGAAGGATTAGTATTTGATCGTATGATGGGATCTACTCCATTTTTTAAATTGGCGGCAGAATGAACGAACGAATTAATGGACTTTGGTGGAAGGCTCGGATAGGTTATAACAATCAAAGTTGTGATCCAGAGGTGTTGGAAAAGTTCGCCGAGTTGATTGTGCGAGAATGTGTGACTGTTATGTACGATGATGCTATCAAACGAAAAGTTCCACCTGACATAAATCAAACACCTACTCATTATGCTGTGGCAGTATTAGAACATTTCGGAGTTGAAGAATGATTGAGATTGTAGCACTGATTTGCGTAGTTGGACCAACGATTGTTGTACACTACTTGGGGAAATAATATGAACGAACGAATTCAACAACTTGCTGAACAGGCTGGATGGGGTAAGGGAGAAACACATGACGATTGTATGCAGTGCAGTCCTTTTGACAAAGAAAAGTTTGCCGAGTTGATTGTTCGGGAATGTGCTGCCGAGGCCGACAAGCAAACTATTTACTGTAGAGGTATTCCATGGGGTAAGTGGATTAAGCAACATTTCGGAGTTAAAGAATGAGAAATTCTGACGTACAGCGAGAGATCAACTCCATGACAAAAAATATGAGTAAGTATAAAACAACTATTTTGCAAGTGTGTATTCATCGTGAAGAAGTTAATCCAATTTTTGGAGAAGGCAATACCTATGTTAGTGTAGATGATGAAGCAGGCGGCCCGTTCCTTACTATTGAGCAACACAACGATGACATTGAGCCCGGAAAAGTTCGCATGGACTATGAAGAATTTTTAGCAGTTGCAGAAGCGGCAAAAATGCTAATGCATCAGATGTACATTGAACAGGCAGCACAAGAATGAACGACCGTCTGGCATACTACAATGTGATCCAGGCAGAAATTGCTACCTTATACGATATGCTTCGTCCTGAAGATACCGGGCACATTTATACAGCAATCAGTGTGTTGGAACACCGACTGACTGAAATTAAAACAGAGATGACTGCGCAAGAACGCACGTTTATTATACTTAGAGACGGGTAAGTTTGCACCCAGCGGTTAACTAAGTGTTGCATAAAAACAACACAAATTTGGTAGATTTTGGTTGACATTATAGTTGGTGATCTGTATAATAGTATACATAGACAGCAACAAACAGGAGTAAGCAAAATGGCAGGTAAAGCAAAATCGGTATATCTTCAAGTAGTCCCAAAAGGGGAGTTGATCAGCATATTTAAAAAAGTATTTTTCGACGCTAAAAGTTATAATGAGTTTGTAAAAACAGATGAGTTCAAAGAAAAATATCCCACAGATCAATATCAAATTATTAAAGAAGTTTATTAATAATACAACGGAGACTAGTATGGGATATCGTGTTATAGCAGATAAACAACAAATGGATATGATGCGTGAAACATACGGTCCGCGCAAAGGACTTGAAGGTCCGTTTAACTTCGGCGGCAGGGTGTTGTATTATGACAACAAAGAAGGTCAGTACTACGATCCTACTACTGATTTTTATGTTGAGCAGGATGAAATGGACATGATTCATGCTCAACTGTTAACTGTAATTAGTGGCAAGGAAACAACAGAAATCTAATAGATTTTGGTTGACAAGAAACGCCCATATCTGTATAATAGTATACATAGCAAAGCAAGGAGTCGGACATGAAAGTTTCAGAATTGACAGCGTTTGTAGATCGTAAAAACGCATTTTCTTTTGGTGGTAAACTGCTCAGTCTGCAAAGCGCCGCTGATCGTCAAACGATTGCCGAACTGATTGATAGTGAACTAAGTCCAGAGAACCTGAGCTGTGATGGTGAAATTAGTATGACTGAAGTGCGTCGCAAACTCAATGGGCTTACTAAAGCAGGCAATCAGTTGCTCAAGTTAGATCCCACTGTTAAAATGTGGGAACTAGATGTTGTTTAAAAACAACAAAAATTAGCAGATTTTGGTTGACAAAAAACGCCCAGATCTGTATAATAGTATACATAGACAGCAACAAACAGGAGTTTAATATGCCAGGTACTATTCGTTTTATTGCAGGATTGTTAATGACATTTGGCGCAGTTGGTACATTGGACGTAGATCCAAGTGCAAGTGTTTTGATCCAGGGTGCATTAGCAGTTTGCGGACTAGCTATTATGTGGTCAGGCGTATCAGCAATAAAGCAATCACAGGTTGACACATTTTAAATCTGTGCTATACTAGTAGAGTAAGTTTAGTCAATTGAGGAATTAAGGAGCCAAAAATGACAGCAATGATTCGAGTTAAGCAAGGACAGTATCGCGCTAATGATGTTAGTGGGCAGGTATTTCGTTTAGCAGAGCAATTCAAGTACACCGCTAAAGGTTCATACGTTACAGTTTTCAATGATGATAAGTTTGCAGGGATGCCAGACAAGCTTCGCGTTAAAGTTGCTGATATTTCAGATTACGAGTTTTTGGGAGAGCACGAAGTGAGCGAAATGTCAACACCTATTGCGCAAGTTAGCGACGAAGAGCGCATGGCAGAAATTCGTGATCGTTTTAATATTCTGACAGAAATGACTACCGCATGTGTTGCAGGCGACATTCGTGCAATGATTGTGAGTGGCCCCCCTGGTGTAGGCAAGAGCTTTGGTGTTGAACGAGAAGTTGAAAAAGCAACTCTGTTCGACGAGCTAGCAGGACGCAAACTCCGGGCAGATGTTGTTAAAGGTAGCACTAGCCCAATCGGATTGTACACTACCTTGTACAAATTCAGTGATGCTAACTGTGTGTTAGTGTTTGATGACTGCGACTCTGTGTTGCTCGACGACACCTGCCTGAACTTGCTTAAAGGTGCCTTAGACTCGGGCAAGAAGCGTAAGATCAGTTGGTTGAGCGACAGTCATATGTTGCGTCGCGAAGGAGTGCCAGACAGTTTTGAATTTAAAGGCTCGGTTATCTTCATTACTAACTTAAAGTTTGACACAATGAAAAGTCAGAAGTTGCGAGATCACCTAGACGCATTGCAATCACGTTGCCACTATTTAGATCTGACATTGGACACTATGCGTGACAAGATTTTGCGCATCAAGCAAATTGCTGGCGACGGCGAGTTGTTTACTGACTACGACTTTACTCAGTCACAACAAGATGAAATTATTAATTTCATGTATGCTAAAAAAGATGTACTGCGCGAAATGAGTTTGCGTATGGCATTGAAGATTGCTGATCTTGCTAAGAGTTTCCCAACTCGCTGGCAGGCAATGGCAATGGTAACTTGCGCAAAAGCAGGTTGCTAATATGGATTGTGGTGGTTCCTGACTGCTCCTAAAGCCACAAATCCATTTTGCCCCGGGGTACATTTTTTTGCCCCGGGGTTTTTTTAATTAAGTCGTTGCAATTTTCCTTAAAGGGTGTTATAATAAAAAAATGTTAAAACAATTAGATACAATTGAGGAATATTTGTTAGTTATTTGCGGTCAGCCTGCAAAGCAAAGTTCGCCGAGTGTGTTAAGTTGGAATGCAACATTTAATCCTATTATCAAATTGGCTAGATACGATGTATCGGTTTTAGAAAACTTCTTAAACCAAGTAACCCGTGGTATCGGATTTACTGCTCGCCAAGCAGATCTTGCGGCAAAGATTATATGCAAATACGAACGTCAGCTCAGTGACAAGGGGTTTGATGTTGAACCAGTTAAATCTGGTAGCGTAACATTTAAAACACCAGTACGCTCTGTTAATTACGAGCGGCGAATTTCAGTATCGGCTGATAGCAATCAGTTTATTGCAGTGTTCCCATTTAACGAAGAACTAATTACTGCATTTAGAGAATACAAAAAAGTTGGTAATGGATTAGTTGAGTGGGATCAAACCACACGGCAATGGCATTTAGCATTAACTGAAGGTAACCTGATGTGGTTACTTGATATTGCGGCAAAGTTTAATGTAGTTCTAGACCCTAGTATGGATCAGTACATAGATACCTGTAAGCAGGCCATTGATATCACGCCAACTCTTCGTGTAGTTAACGGAAAGGTTGTTATGGACTATTCCCCCCAGTCGATGGTAAATTTTGTTACATCTAAATTAGGTGATTTAGAATTAAGCAAAATAGAAAAGATAGCTGATTACGCACCTATATGCCAATTTTCAATTGACGATAGCGTAGTACAATATCTGCCAACTAGTGCCGCTATGCTAGAATTACTGCTGAGCCGGACTGTAAAGTATCCGGTAATTGAAGAATGCCATCCTGAGATTATGCAAAACTTGTGTGCATATATTAAGCGGGTTAATCGGTATCCGGTTATTGTATTTGACCCAAATCAATTGTCTAATCAAATCTTAAGTAAGCCTAGTCTGGCCCAATCAGTTATCGGCAGCTTCGGCTCAGATGGCGTTACGTTTTTCAATGACAGTATTGCTGATGATTTAGACACATATAAAGTAATAATAACTAATACCTTTGGTACTGCACTAGAAAAATTAAACTCAATTGGACTTCTTATTAGCGGAAACGGCCTGCTGTTAAATACAGGACGTAGGCAATTAACTGTACAAAAAGCAGAAAAGATTGTGTACTTCGCACATCATGTCACTCAACACGGTAACAATTAATGGCTACTTGTAAACTTGTAATTAAAGATGAAGTAAATGTAAAACTTGAAGGGCTAGACTTGCATGCTAGAAAGAAACTAGTCAACATGTTTAAGTTTGATGTTCCCGGTGCAAGGTACATGCCAGCAGTCAGACTAGGCAGATGGGATGGTACAGTCAGCTTCTTTCAGCTAGGCGGCAGCACTTACATTAATCTATTAGAGCAAATACTGCCAGTGCTAGTAGGTGAAGGCTACGATATTGAAATTGATGATACTCGCGATTATCAGACTAAATTTGAATTTGCTCAAATAACAGAAGATAGTTATGCGGATCGTAACTGGCCAGTGGGTCATCCTATTGCGGGGCAACCAATCCGACTGCGCGACTATCAAATTGAAATTATTAATAGCTTTTTAAGTAATCCACAATGTATGCAAGAAGTTGCAACTGGTGCAGGTAAAACGATTATGACTGCCGCACTGAGTCAGAGTGTAGAACACCTGGGACGTAGCATTGTTATTGTGCCTAATAAAGACTTAGTTAGGCAGACTGAAGCTGACTATCGTAACATGGGGCTAGATGTCGGTGTGTATTTTGGCGACAGAAAAGAGTTTGGACATAAGCATACTATCTGTACTTGGCAAAGTCTCAACGTGCTAATGAAGGCAACACGCAATGACGAAGCTAACATTACTATCCATGAATTCATTGAAGGGGTAGTATGTGTAATGGTTGACGAAGTACACATGGCCAAAGCAGATGCACTTAAAACTCTACTAACTGGAGTAATGGCGCAAGTGCCGATTCGATGGGGATTGACCGGAACCATTCCTAAAGAGAAGTACGAACAGGTCAGTTTGTTTTGTAGCATTGGACCAGTGACTGGTAAGTTATCTGCCAGTGAGTTGCAGGACGCCGGGCACTTAGCCCAATGTAATGTTAACATCGTTCAATTAGCAGACCATACCGAGTACGCAAACTATCAGAGTGAACTTAAGTACTTGGTTGAAACCGACAGTCGATTAGACTACATTGCTAGTTTAATTACTCGGGTAAACGAAACAGGCAACACGCTAGTCTTAGTAGATAGATTGTCTGCAGGAAAACTGTTAGTTAGTAAATTGGAAAATGCAGTATTTGTTTCAGGTGCGACTAAAGCAAAGGATAGGAAAGACGAATATGACGAAGTGGCAACCGCAGAGGGTAAAATTATTGTGGCAACTTACGGTGTGGCTGCTGTTGGTATTAACATTCCTCGCATCTTTAATCTAGTATTATTAGAACCTGGTAAAAGTTTTGTACGAGTAATCCAGAGTATCGGGCGCGGTATTCGCAAAGCACAAGACAAAGACAGTGTAGAAATTTGGGATATTACCAGCACATGTAAATTTGCTAAACGACATTTAACTAAGCGTAAACAATTTTATCGAGAAGCAAACTATCCTTTTAATATTGAAAAAGTAGAATGGAAGTAAACTAAATTAGCTCTTGCATGATTCAGTTTACTAGTGTATACTTAATAGCATAACGAACGGACATTTAGAATATGAATAAATTAATGGTTTGCGGGTGTAGTTTTAGCGCACCGGCAAGTGCAGAATATACAAATCTCAAAGGAACTGGCTACGGTGAAGTGTTGGCTAGCAAATTAGGGTGGGAAGTCGAGGTACTTGCACGCCAAGGATGCAGTAATGGCGGAATCCGTGTGCAGATCAACGAAGTACTACGACAGCGCCCAACATTTGCAATTATTGCGCCAACCTTCCATGACCGTATGGAGATTCCGGCAAGTGCGGCACCTTATGTCCCGCCTGCAAATGAGAACAAAGGATGGAATAGTGACCTGCAACAACACTTACAAAAGTCGCACTTAAATGGCTACGATCGAGAAGTAGGCATTGATAATGTCAACTACGGGTCTAATCCATATAGAATGATTTGCGAAACTATTTTTAGTCTAGCAGAAAACTATCCCCATCCGTATAGAGCTAGCAAGATTGACAAGAATACACAGTCGGCAGTTAAGCAATATGTTAATCATATGTATGACAGCGAATGGAAACGTCAACAGGACGAGTGGATTATTCGAGACGGTATTATGCAATTGCATTATGCAGGTATTCCGTTTCTGTTGGTAGCAAACAACTTGTGGACATCGAACACTGTGAGGACTGAATTCCCGGATGTAATTCCGGATCATTGTCTAACTTTGCGCTACGAAGATACCCCGGCACATGCCACAAATACATATCCTTTTACTACTAGCTATGATCCTGGTTATCACGGTGATCCTAAGAGCCAAGAGTACCTGGCAGATGTGTATTACAAATTAATTAAGGAAACGTGGAAACTATGAGAATTTTAACACTAGACAATCAAGCATTTGATATGACCGAGCTTCCGGAAGAAGTAGATGATTTACGTTTCTCAGTATTAGATAATAGTGATCCTAAGAACCCCGATTTTTATTTTATTCCGCTGATATTCTTAGAAAGTTTTAATAGCCCAGCATTAGTACTACGCATTGGCAACCGGCAAGTACAAATGCCAGTTGATTGGCAATTGCTGATTGGCGAACCGGAGATGGGTGACCTAGAAGTAGTTCCGCTAACTAGTATTAACGATCGCGGATTTAAAGCATTTTGTTTTAACCCATTAAGTAGCTTCAGAGCTGAGTTTGAGGATGTTGAGATTGTTGACATTTACCAAGATGTTAAATGGTATTTTCCAAAATTACGCCCCGGGCAAATGTTAGCTATCCCTATTGACGAAACCGCTAAACCGCGCTGTGTGTACTTTGTTAAAGACGTTAGTCGACAAAGCGAAGTCGTTGATTACGGTAACCTTTGGTAATAGGACCTAACATGAACGCTGTACTCGTTGTTGCCCATCCAGATGACTGTGTTATATTTGCATGGCCGTGCATAAAATATAAGTCAGACTGGAACTGGCGTATTGTTTATTTGACATACAACAAGCATGACGCTCGAGCGCAAGAAGCATCTGCTTTTTGGGATAGCCAAGGCATTAGTACAGAGTTTCTAGGATTCGAAGACCACTACCGAGATTTTGAGCAGGGCGAAATTACTACGTTTAATAAGACCATTGCTAAGACAAGATTGCATATGGCAATTGATACTGCTGATGTTATCCTAACACATAACCCTGACGGAGATTATGGTCATATACATCACCAGTTTGTTAATGCATGCGTAGTAGAGTTAAATATTCCAGCAATATATTTTGCAAGTACACATAACTGTGATACGGTTATAAAGGATCAGCCTACGTTCGACATATCCATGTGGCCTTTGCACAAAGAAGTAATCGAAGGGTTCCAAGATAGACACATCGGTAGATACTATACCAAACGAGTAAAGGCAGCTGGGCTATGGGTGTAATTTTTGAATCGCCTGATGGAGGCAAAACTATTAGAGCCAGGCAGTTTGGCGACATAACAGACTCAATCGAATTTGATGCCGACAACATTAAACCCTTGCACAAGTATCTCGATTGGGTGGACATGATGGAGTTATCCAAGGAACATAAATCGTTGCAAGAAGCGTTAGATCATGTTATAATGATTTATAACTTAGTAAAGAAGACATAATGAGCACAGATAAGTTAAACATTAGAAACGAAATGGCTGCCGCTGATCGAAAAGACAGGGACTACTATGATTCGTTTGACAGTGAAGAAAAGAAAAAGTTTGCTCCGTTCCTCATGATTCGCTGGACTAGTTCGGTTAAAGGTAATGCGGATATGCAAGCGTATTATTTGATGAGTGTTAACGAACGTTTAAATAAGAACTTCTTTGATATTAGCGCAAAAGATCATAAGAAGTTCCTTTGGTTACTTACTACTACAGTTAGTCCCGGGATGGGAAACCAATTCCATCAGTGGATAGCTCCAAAGAAGAAAGAGTCAAACAATAAAGCAGTAAAATTCTTAAGACAAATTTTTCCTGAACGGTCCGAGAAGGACTTAGAATTAATGGCGCAAATAAATGATACAAGAGATCTTAAAGACTTGGCTAGAGAACACGGATGGGATGACAAGCGAATCAAGTCAGACCTATAAGTGCCAATACTGTAACAAAGGCTATCGTAAAGAAAGCACGTTAACAGCGCATCTGTGTGAAACAAAGCGCAGGTTCCAGCAGGAAAAAGAGATTGGCGTTCAAATGGGATTCCAATCGTATTTGCGCTTTTTTGAGTTAACACAAGGTAGTGCTAAACTTAAAACGTACAAGGATATGGTAAGTGGGCCATACTATAGTGCATTTGTTAAATTTGGTAGACATTGTCAAAGCATCCGATGTGTAAACTTTAAGAGCTTTGTCGAATGGTTGCTTAAGAATAATAAAAAATTAGATCAATGGTGTAAAGAAGATTTTTACGTTGAATGGTTGCATCAGTATATGCGCAAGGAATCAGTGCAAGACGCATTAGAGCGCAGTCTACTTGAGATGCAAAAATATTCTGACAAAGTAGAAAGTCTACAATTTATTGACTATTTTAGATATGGTAACGAAAACAGAATTTGTTTCCATATAAGCAACGGTCGAGTTAGCCCATGGGTGGTATTCAATTGTCAAAGTGGCATTGAATTTCTTGAACGTTTAAATGAAGAACAAGTAGCGACAATTATGCCGTGGATTGATCCCGAGTTCTGGCAACGCAACTTTGTTGACTACATGGCAGACAAAGAATGGGTTAGTAAAATTTTAAAGGATGCAGGACTATGAAGTTTAAGTCAGACATTGATATCGATTTTGGCGATAGGACACAACTCCTTAATCTCCTTAAGCACACACCTGCAAGTATTCTGCGTGACCATAAACTAGTTAAACACAATACTGGTGTGTATTTTCAATCGGTGCCAGTTGATCCGTTTACAGGACTTTGTTCGATTGAGCACAAAGAATCAGAGGATCGGGGATACATTAAATTAGACTTGCTAAATGTAAATGTATACAAGCAAGTATCTAGTCCCGAGCACTTGGACCAATTAGTTAAGCAAGAACCTAGATGGGATAAGTTGTATGATAAAGCGTTTTGTGAACAGATGATTCACATCGGAGATCATTATGATACGCTTATTAAGATGCCCGAAGCTGTTAACACTATTCCACGACTAGCAATGTTGCTAGCAGTGATTAGACCAAGTAAACGACACTTAATTGGCAAAACGTGGAAAGAGGTTGCTGAAACGGTGTGGGAAAAGCCCAGTGATGATACCTACTACTTTAAAAAAGCACACGCAGTTGCTTACGCACATCTAGTAGTTGTTAATATGAACTTAGTCGGTCCGACGGACTAATGTAATACTGCGTCTTTTTGTTTTACGGCTAGCAAGCAGTTTTAAGCTGGTTGCTGGACCATGTCTAACATCAACATCTTTACTGTTCATGGTTGCAATGCAGGGTTTAAATGGTTCCCATTCTTGTTTCAAAAACACATTAATCGGAATCAAGCGGTTACTTTCCCACCACCATTGCTCTGCAAGTTCTAGGAATGCTACTTTATCGTTGTATGTTCTTAAACGCCCGTAGTCGTATATTGTGGTGATTTGATCATCGGAATTTTGCACTATACCGATATATTCGTTGCCACCATAGATTAAGTATGTTAGAAACGGGTACGATTCGAGCAATTTTGCGATATTGTCTGATGAGGTACTGGCCAATTTGGTTTATCGCTAAATAGTTATATATTAAAAGGTTATGTCCGCACATGCAAACAATTACAAGTTATTTATACACTCCGAGAATCACTGCACAAATTTTGGACGCTGGAGTAACCCGAACACAGGAGCGAGTAGTGTACAACAGAACAATTGAGCTTTACCAAGGTACAGATAACCCTGTACAGGTTAGGTTTTTAAATCAAGATCAGAAAAAATTCGATGTAACAAACTATACGTTTGTTGCTAGTGTAATGGATCCTCAAGAAGGCTACACTATTTTCCAACCAACAATTACTATTAACGATGCCGCATTAGGCCGTGCTACTATTGTGTTTACCGAAGCAGAATTAGCAACACTAGATGCCGCTCGTTATGTTGTTGCCGTTGAAGGAACACTAAACGGACAGCGAGCACCATTGTATGCTGATGACAATTACGGGTTAAGTGTTGATCTACACATTAACAGCGGGTTCTTACCGATTAGCCCGTAATTGCCATTGGTCCTGATATACTATGCCAGGCAAGCGAGTTACTTGCTTTAAATTCCTGTATTACCGTTAAGCGCATATATTGCAGCAGCAAGTCTATTTATTGCGTCAGTTGTGCCTGTAGGCTTAGGATCAGCCCAATGTGCATCTGTGCTTACTGCAAAATCTTGTGTATATGCTGCCAATCTATCTATCGCACCATCTACTGTTGTTGGCGGAACGCCGTCCCAAGTTACTCCTGCGTTTGCAGGATATGGTATTGCCGCATTATGTGTAACTTCACCTGTTGTAACATCGTAACCAAGTATGGTTGTCATTGTTGCATTTCTAATTGGTTTGACTACAAATACATCTTCTACTATATTGTTTA